CTGGCCTAACAGCTGGTCCCGCGCCCTCGTTTGTACGAGGGATGGAGTCTGTGGATGACACTTGTCATCCCCTGCAGGGCCTAGGCCCCGATCTCCCTCCTAAAAGGGAGACCTCCATCCAAGCATGATGTTGACGCGCTTGGGACGTCCAGAACGCTCCAAGTGCTCATTATCGCTGCTCTCGGCAACGACCATACGCCTATCCGCTACCTCGAGGAATTTATCCTCGAAGGCGGGAGCATTTATGTTCAGGCACTTGGTAAGGGCACCGACACCCTCTAGATGATCTAGAGGGGGCTTGGCTACCAGATAGTAGCCCCTAGTTAGGGGGCTCTGGTAATTGGGACAAAGGCGCTGGGTTTCATAGCCCAGCACTGACTCCCTGCCCAACAGTGGCGACGTTGGTGCGACGTTCGGGAAAGCTCCAAGGAGCTTCCTCAAATAGTCGTCAAGCCAACTCGCTGTCTTCCAGAGACCTTGCCAATAAGCAAGGTTCCTGAGTTTGACAGCGGAGTTAACGCCAGCAGCATCCTGCCGCCGTGTAGGGAGTACAGATCGAACCCTGACAATTGAAACGTCATGGCCATCGTAATACTCCTTACCACAAGACTCTCTGAACCTTCCGGTCCAGAAAGACTTGTCGACGTTTACTCGGTGTCCAAAAACCCCGAGTTCGTCCACGACGGACAGCACATAGTCTCTGGGAACGATAATATCGTCCCCGAAGACGCGCACCTTACCACGCAGACCCAAAAGGTCCTCGCGGGTAAGTGTAGTGCTGAGCTCTCGTTGAATCCCTAGGCAAGCCACGGTCAAAAAGACCATAGCTTCCACGGGGAAACATAGAGCTGAACCCATAGAGGCGAACTTGGCTAGGCGGATAACGCCATGGCCAGGTACATCAGCCTTCCGGGATCGCGAGGATTGGACCGCCTCATGCAAATGAGGGAAGTCTTCCATCATGACCCGTACATGCTGATTCGAGACTCTATCGGAAGCTTCGCTCAAATCGAGCGTAGCGAGATCGCCGCTGAGCGATCCCTGGCAGGCCATTTCCTGATTAGGGACTTGGTCATCCAATCCGATAGCGCTAGAGAGGAAACTATCCTCGAGAATAGCGCTACGAATCAAAGCTAGGATCGACTGCTGTGCAAACTGCATAGCAGCCGGTTCAATAGCAATGACTCGCGGGGCCTTGAGCGTCTTAGGTACTGTGATAACCCTCACGGGCATCTCAGCGCCGGGTTCGGTGAAGTCAAGCTCCTGTCTTAATTCCTCACGAAAGTGAAGATTTGGGATCAGAAACTCTTCAGCAGGGAAAACCCGCTGAAGACGAGCAGGCCAGGATCGCAGGGTCCACTTACCATTACTGGTGAGTTTCTCTGCGACAGCGCCTGGACCGTGCCGTCCCCGATGTCGACCCCAGTAGATATCTCTATCTACTTTGGCGAACATATCGGAGAACAGCATATCGGACATTTCCTTGAACTCAGCTAAATACTGAGGATCGAGGAGAGAATCCGAGACCTTGACTCCACGCTCACACTCGACAAATTCAGACATCGCTCGCCTCTCGCGTTTCGGACTGACTGTCCGAGATCGGGTCCCCTCGCGGGGATCCGACGGGAGGGCGATCTTGCCAAACGATAGTGTTAACAATCGCAAGGCAAAGATTGCTTCGATATCTGGTTCATCGAGCAGCACGCCACTAGTAGAGTGGAACACACGTCCAAGGAAACCTCGTAGAAATACGGGGAAACCAGTAAGACCATCCGACTTAAATGCCGGAGAGTCCGAAGGGACGACGAAACCTTGGTCAAGCCATTTTTGGATGACTTTTCCTAGGTCCGCCAGGGTAATCGCAAAAAACGACAACCCCTCGTGTTCCGCTCTCCTCGCAACAGTTGTTATGTCGCGAGTGGCGCTGGTGCAACATCGCATGGCCATTTCATTAGCCATGCAGGACCAGAGTGATATCAGGCTTTTCATAGTCCCTCCTATCTCTAGAAGGTGGCTAATCCTCGCCTATATCATTGCAAAGAGCAACGACAATCACTGCCAGGTCAGATGCGCGGCTGGCTCTTCAGCCAACCGAACAACTGCACGGTCAGCCTTTCGGCTTCCTCGTGCGAGACGCCCAAGTTAATGAGCCTCTCGAAATACTCAGCCCGATTAGGGGCAGTGTGCTGATGCATACTTCTCCTTCAAGGGCAAAGGTACCCTAGTAGTGGTTGTTGTGAAGCTCCCTGTATTCACAGGTTCACACATAGCGCTTAACAAGTACTATGTATGACCTCGTTGATGACATACGCAGCTGCGAGTACCAAATCGGAGACCACGACGATTTTACGCGTCGCGACCTTACCGAAATTGTGATCCGTAGCCCGGCGCCCAGACCTTGAAGGGTCGTGGCGTCGTAGAGATCGATGAGACTTCTCCGAAAGGAGACGTCTGTCGACTCTAGCTTGTTCATCACCAGAACGATCATCGGCTGTCATGATGGAGAGCCAGAACTGAGGAGGGTCTTTTATTACCCACCCATCAGTCTAGGCATTTACGCCTAGGACTCCCCGCCAAGCAACTTGACGATCATCTGGTCCGAAGTCGCAGCGAACATGGCCCGAAAGCCATCGAACACTGCCTTCGCTTCCGTAGCCGTAAAGCCGGCCGGCGGTGTGTCGAAAACGATGTAGTTACTCATCGAAACCGACACATTCTCCGACGGACGGAACGGATCCGGAGCGATCTTCGAAACGTCGATCCTCAGCATCCTCCGAGTGCGCTTCCCATAGGCATGGGAAGACTTCACCTGAAGGAGGCCATCGCCACTCGTGTATTCGGACTCGTCGTCGCCCACAGACGTGCGCGGCAACGGGGTCGTCACACCCGAGATGGTGATCGAGAGGGGATCAGTGAATGACACAGGCATCACTCCTAGAAGCCCGGTTAGGCTTCCGTTGGCGTTGTAACATGGTGATCACTTCCCCTTACCACCCCTGGAAATTCCAAGGGCGGCAAGGATGGCATACTGGCGAGGACTAAAACCCTCCCAAGTAATGCCGAACCCATAGGGGGATGCCCTAAGACGGCGCTTACTTTCAACGGTAAGCACCAAATCTTGGGGAAGGTTTCCCGACTTTGCAGTCGGGGCACCCACATACGAATACGTCCTTACAGCACGTTCGTGCTGCATGATATATCCGTATGGCATCACCAGCGAGTCGACGGCCATATCGGTGAGGTTTGAAATAACATCACCGGTATTGGCAAACCAATCGGCCAGCCAGCTCCAAGGGGTAACGTTCCAGAGGACATCCGGAGTAATGTCGGTTCCCAGTAGCGCGTCCATTTTACTGGACGAGCCGCGCTGATACCAGTCACCAGCTAGGTGATAGGTAAACGCACCTGAGAACCATGTTCTCCGAAGATAGACGTCCTCACGGAAGAGCTTCCCGAAGACATTTCCCTCGTTCACCCACAACGGATCGCTGCCCACGCAAGTGGACGGTCGATGATTGTCGGTGACTAACGTACGAGAGAAGGTCTTCTCTATTGGGAATTGAAACTTCCGTCTAACCACCTTGCCAGCATCCCGCTCATACTGTTTGTAAACGGCATCAGCGGTGGTGACAGCTTTGTAAGTGTCAAGAATGTCACTTACAAGTGGTTTCCAACCAAACTCTACGTTGAGATACTCGCCACCAGCAGCCTTTCGGCGTGCTTTGGCAGTTTTCTCTTTCCACAGAGCCGAGCCTACTATCTTAGGTAGGCCATCGTGATACAGCTCGATTAGAGCTGTCGCGAGGTTGGCAACGGAATTGGTGGGCTTCACTAAGGCAATTGCCTTCGTGCCCAGAGCTTTGAGAACGGTTTCATCCATTCTGACAAGCTCAGGGAACTGGACGAGATGCGAGCCAGGATCAACGGCTAGGAACGGGCCAGTATAACTGGACCGATAACCATAACCGGGAATCACGGCACCGACATCACTTCCAGCTAGGGTGACCGTAGTCCAATCATTGGAAAACGATCGCTCCATCGAGAAGTTACCACCAACATCCCCGCCCAGCGGACTTGCGTCCGCCCAGCCGGGATGGTTCTCCGACACAGTAACCTGTGTCCCCTTGACGTTCCTCAACGCAAACTCGCCCCTTGTTTCAAAGGGACCAGTTGGCAAGTTGAACCGGTA